ATATCTGAGATATTTTCTTTGGTATTGGGCGTGTCACTCTAAATAGTTTTACTATATCATTTCTATTTAGATGGCTTATAAAGGAAAATATCGACCATCTCACCCAAAGAAATATAAAGGTGACCCAACAGAAATAACCTTTAGATCATTATGGGAAAGAAAATTTATGATTTACTGCGATTCCAATGTTAATGTATTAGAATGGGCAAGTGAAGAGATTATTATACCTTACCGTGGTCCTGATGGAAAACCCCATAGATATTTTCCAGACTTCTATATGAAAGTAAAGGAAAATAATGGTGTAATAAAAAGATATGTTATTGAAGTAAAACCTTTAAAGCAATGTTCTCCACCTAAAAAACCAAAGAGACAAACTAAAGGATATATTCGTGAGGTATTTGAATATGCTAGGAATCAGGCAAAATGGAAAGAAGCAAGAGAATGGTGTGCTGATAGACAATGGGAATTTAAAGTGGTTACTGAAAAAGAACTAGGTATAAAATAATGGCACAAAGAGAAACTTTTCTACAAAGTCAAAAAAGAAAATTAGCAGCACAAAATAGAATTACACCAGTCCTAGATGGATTATATGGAACAGAAAATCCTGATGATTTAGCAACTGAAGTATTAGATGTATTAACTGAAGGTGGTAAAGTTCCTGAAGTAGGAAACTATTATGTATTCGTCTATAAACCTAAAACACCAAATATACAATATGATCAACATCCACTAGTTGCTGTATTTGATGTATTTGAATGGGGATTTCGTGGTTTAAACTATCATTGGGGTGAAGTTAGGCAATATACTTGGAATGAAGTTATAGGTGGGTTATATAAAGTGAGTTCTTTAGAACTAAGATCACTAAGAACAATTCCTTTCGCTAGATTTCGTCTAAATAGTTGATAATCCATATAAAAGGTCGATAAATGGCTTTATCTTTTAAAGATGCATTAAAACTTGCTGAAACAGACCCAGGTAAAGATCTTATAAAATCTATACAAGGTTCAAGTAAGCAAACCACAAAAGATGGTGCTAAGAAAACTAATAAAAATTTTGTAGAAGAAAAGTATTTTGCATACCCAGCTGATAGTAAGGAAAGTGTTCATAGAGATTCATTATTAATTAAATGTATTCAATATCAACCACCAAAGGCTGGTAGTGATGATGCTATTAAATATGAAAAAGGTCAAAAAGCACAAGAAGCAGTATATAGTAAACAGGGTGGTTTTCTTGGTATAGGTGGAAAACAAGTATTAGAAAAAGAAGCTGTAAAAGCAACAAAAGATAATTGGAATATAGGAACAGATGCTAGTGATAGATTTAACAGAGACGCTGGAACTAGTAAACAACAAATTCAATACTATATTGAATTACCAATACCTCAACAAATAAATGATAGTAATTCTGTTACTTGGGGAGAAAATTCTATGAATTTATTCCAACTAGCAGGATTAACAGGTGCAAAGCAACTTATAGAAAATCCAAAAGAAGCAGTAGGAAATATTGTGTCTGTAGGAAAGAATATCTTAGGTGGAGAAGGTGGAACTAATGAACTTGGATTAAATGCAGATGTTTCAAATGCTCTATCAGCTGCAGTTGCTGGTAAAGCAGTTAATGCTTTGGGTGCAAACATTAGTTCAAGATCAGTTATATCAAGAGCAACTGGACAAATTTTAAATTCAAATAAAGAATTACTATTTGAAGGTGTGAATATAAGACAATTCCCCTTTAACATAACATTTACTCCTAGAAGCAAAAATGATGTAAATGCTGTTAGAGAGATAATTAGAAAATTAAAGCGATCTATGGCACCAAAAAGAGGATCCACAACTGTTGCTTCAGCCTCTGGTGGATGGCTTATACAAGCACCAGACGCATTTATATTAGAATATAGAAGGGGTAGAGATATACACCCATTCTTAAATAAATTTAAACCTACAGTTTTAACAAGTATGTCTGTTAATTATACTGGAGCAGGTACTTATGCTTCATATGCTGATGGAAATCCCGTTAGTTTACAAATGTCATTAGTATTCAAGGAATTAAATCCAATTTATGCAGAAGATTACGACAAAGTTAAAGGAGGAGTAGGATACTAATGGGATACTTTAGAGAACTACCAAACGTAGCATATAAATCTCCACTATCACATAAAAATTCTTCTGGAGATTATATTTTTGTTAAAAATATTTTCAGAAAAACTAAAATGATGGATTGGTTATCGACCAATGCCACATTATTTAATAAATTTCAAATAGGAGATGGTGATAGACCAGATACAATTGCAGAAGCATTGTATGGAGATCCAACTTTAGATTATGTTGTTATATTAACTGCTGGTATTACAAATATTAGAAATCAATGGCCATTAACTGACAATGATCTTTATGACTATGCTCTAGAAAAATATGGTTCTGAAGCAAATCTTAATGCAGCACATCATTATGAAACATATGAAATTAGGGATGAAAATCAAAATCTAGTTATGCCTGAAGGATCTATAGTAGATGATAAATTTAAAATAGATGGTCCAGGTAAAAGACCTAATAGTTCTTCAGCACAAATCCAATGGACACTTATAAAAGATTCTGGTAATGAAACATTAACTCAAGATGAAATAGGTATGGTTAATGCATTTACTGTTCCAGATCTAGAAGCAATAGCAACTTTTAATTCTAAAACAGATGATGATGGAAATGAAATTGGAACTTATAGTTACGGACCTGCATCAGTATCAAATAGTTTAGGATATGCAGTATCCAATCTAAGTTATGAAATAGTTGAAAATGAAAAGAAAAGATCTATAGATGTTTTACGTGAAGGATATTTACAACTATTCTTAAGTAATTTACGTGAAATAATGCAATATGATAGAAATTCCCAATATATACATTCTTCACTAATAGGTTCTCAGAACGTTAGTATCGTAGACTAAAAAAGGGGTTCGTTAGAACCCCTTTCTCGTGTTACTCAGCAGCGAGTTTAGCAAAGTATGATAACGTTTCGTCATCATCTTCAGTTGCTGAAGGTGTAGGTTCTGCAACAGTAGGAGAAGATGCTTTAACCTCTTCAAACTCTTGCTCTACAGTTTCAGCATCGTTACGAACTTGCTTGTTACCAAGAACATAACCAAGACGAGTCTTAAGTTCATCATAAGACTTGAACTGATCAGCAGCTACATGCTCTTCTAGAGAATATTCTTTCTCCCAAATTGCTTCTAGTGCCTCATCATCTTTAAGAAGAGGACTTACAGCAGCAAACTCTGAAGAGTCATAGTTACGATAACCAGCAACGTTCTTAGCCTTCAACTTGAAGTTAGCACCTTGCCAGAAATCAAATGGATCAATTGCTTCTTCATCCTCGAACTCAGGTTGCATTGCTGCAGTTAGTTTATCAAAGATCTTCTTACCATACTTGTATAAGAAAGTCTTGCCTTCATTTTCAGGATTAGCAGGATCCTTTACGACATAGATGTTACTGATATAGGTAAGTTTACGCTTCTGCTTACGAGCAGCATCTTTACCAGCATCTGTGCCATTGTTCCAGAGTAAAGTATTGTGCTCTGAAACTGGATCTTTTTGCCCTAAAGTAGTAAGGGAGTTTTCAATGTACCAACCGCCAGGACCTTGAAAGGCGTGGGAGTATAGTTTTACAAATGGTAGATCCTCACCATTTGGTGCGGGTAGGAAACGGATAACGGCATAACCATTGCCTGATTTATCACATTCTAGTTTCCATAGACGGTCATCACCTTGACCACCTGTGTTATTCATTTTCTCAACTTCTTTCACAAGTTTTTGTGTAAGAGAGCCAAGTTTTGATTGCTTTTTAAGATTAGCAAACGACATTTAGATTACCTCGGATTAATTAGATTCGTTGGATGTTTAGATTATAGCAGAGAAATGCTTACTAGTCAATACGTTGCTTAAGAGCTTCAATAGTATTAGTCATTCCATTAAACAATACAGATATATCTGTACCTGGTGGAAATCCTAAAGCACAAACGGATTTTTCCAAATCCTTTTTCATTTTCTTAGCAGCAGGATCATCAGTTAAAGAGAGTCTAGTATACATCACTCTTTGTTTGTCTAGTAGTTCAGTTAAATTATCAATATGTTCCAATTGATCTTCACGGTCCATTGTATCAAAAGAAAATCCAGCATTGTAGATTATCTCTTGTAGACGATTAATTTCGGTTAATTCATCTCTAATGATTTCTGAATCGAAAAATTCACTCATTTACTATGTCCCTTAGTACTTTTTTAAACTGAAATACATTAATATTTAGGAAAGGTAAATACTTTTTTAATTTTAAACTTACGGTTTCCCATACAGGATCTGTAAGTTTCTTATCAAAATCTTTTTTGAAAGAAAAGACTTTTTCCAGTATTGAAAGCGTTTCTAGCGAAATCTCTCCACCCAAATACCTTTTTAGTAACAGGGGATGTCCCATCGAGCAATTGAACACTTCGTCTAAGTTCTTCTCCGATAGCAATTCGCTGATTTGTTCTTTGAACAAGTAAGTCAAACTCTGTTGACGCATCATCCATTCTGAATATGTTCTTTCTCCAGAATTGATTATTTCTCCGATCCATAAATTTTGTGGGTTAGTAGAATTAATAAAATTAGATAATAGGAAATCAACTATCTCTTGATCAGAGTATTTCCTAGAAGTTTTTTCAAACCAATATTTGTCCTTCCTCTTGTTAAAGGAAGTCATAGTTGCACGAGATTTACCACCATACTTAAAAAAGTCAAATTTAGGATTAGTAAAATGACTTTTCATTGATAAGTATGTACGGTAAGTCTCAAACGGTGTCACTTTCGTCCTCAACATCTTCTTCTGCTTCAAATTCAGTAATCGCATCAATAGGAACTTCTGCCTCTCCTATGCGATACCAATGTACATTTTCACCTGTCTTATAACTTGGACGTTCTCCAATATATTCAAGGTCAGGCATATTATAGTCACGCAAAATCGCTTGTAAACGATAATGCAATAAATCAAGTTTTGATGGCATTATTATAAAGGAAGTCTAGCTCTTGAAGTTTTCTTCATATAATTGAGACGTGTTGCATCCCATTTCAGTCGTTCTTTTAATGGTTTTGAAATTAACTTCGATACTGATTCTACCTCAATATTGTTACTTTCGCAATAATAGCAAATTGCATCAATATAATTAAAATCTTCTTCTGCTACAATCTTTTCGATCTCCATAGCAAACTTTTGAGGTGTAAGAAACTTACTCTCTATAGCCTTTTCTAATTCTTTACTTGGTTCCATAGAGTTCCAGTTTATCGTTAACAAATTTTGTAATGTACTGTTGCAGTAGTTTGATGTACTTTGCTTTGTCTCTTTCTTCATAGATGACACATTCTCCATTTTCACAAGCCATAATGATTACAAGTTTTTTGATGGGTATACCCTTCATCTCATATAACATACAACCGTATGCCATACACTGGACAAAATAATGCTCAATCCAGTCTCTTGGTTTAGGTTTCTTAGATGTTTTAAAATCTATTATCGCTAACTCGCCATCATATTCAGCAATACAATCAACAGTTCCAGCAATACCTAGTTCTTTACTATATAGCGGTCCTTCCAGAGCGTATATATTATTTATTTTCTTAAGATGACCCTTTGAAATCTTAAATAAAAAATCAGAAATAGGACGTAATCCTTTAGGTAAGTCCTCATTCTTTAGATAATGTTCTGTAAGAGTATGCATATCAGTTCCACGACCAGTAGCCGCCTTAGTGATACGATCTGCCTCTTCATTACCAACTTTCTTTCTCCACTTAACAAAGATCTCCTTATTGAAATGGCTAGTTACTGAAGTAATAGAAACCATTTTGACAAGTTCTTCCTCATCAGGTATCTTATAGTAACGAACTCCATCAATATGTTCTCTTTCAAGAGGTTGAAGATCTAGTTCAACATGATTAAACATTAAAAACCATTTTCAAGTTTTGCTATGATATATTCTTTGACCAATCCAGAACGAACTATGTCATCTATACCAAACTCTATTATATCAAAGGATGGCATTTTACGCAAGACGTTCATAAAATCTACAATACCATTACGATCATTTGTTTTAATTAGATCTGATTGACTTGAATCACCACAGAACATAATCTTACTATTCTCTCCAATACGAGTAATAATAGAATCTAGTTCGTGAAAATTGAGGTTCTGAAACTCATCTACAATCACGATAGAGTTGTCTAAAGTAGTTCCACGAATAAAAGAAGTACTCCAAAACTTAATGCTTTCCTGTGCCTTTAAGTTGCCGTAGAGCATCTCAAAATCTGCATCAGATGGCATCTGGAACATATACTTCACCATATTCTTATATGGAATCTGGTATATGTCTGCCTTATCTTCGTGATCACCAGGCAAGAACCCAATCTCACGAGTAGATACTAATGAACGAACCAAATAGATTCTCTCATATGGAGTTGTCTCATCTAATACTTGCTTTAAAGCATTATAAAGGGTAACAAAAGTTTTTCCTGTACCAGCAGTTCCATATGCAACAATATGCTTACCTTCTTTATAAGATTCAAATAATCTTTTTTGATTATCTGTAATTGGTTCTATATCAACAAGATAATTTGTATTAATAGGTTTCTTTCTTTTTATTTGCTTAGTCGTCAATCCAATACCAATTGGTTGATCACCATTGGTCTTCTTCTTTCTAGGCATTTGTTTAGAATTGTTTAATGGTATGGTTCCTTGGAGCTGCTTTCTGTGCTTTCTTTAAAATACTATTCCAACCAGGTGCTTTCTTTCTCAACTTATCTTGCCAATCACCGACTTCCCCAGTGCCAGGCATTGTTGATGGGTCGGACCAATCCCTAGTCCAATCTGGATTATCTTCGCACCACTTAGACCAATCATGGATGCTCATTGCGACTTCTTTCTGTTCGCCTGTTTCTTTATGTACTACTGGATATGTTGCCATAATTTCAATAATTTGTAAAGTTATTTATTTGCCCCATTCAAGGGCTTCTGATACTGATGGAAACTGTTCTACAAATATAGATCTTGCCTTTTCCACAACATCCATATGCTCTTTCTGTGTACCGTGTGCAGATCTCAAATTAATGTAGTGAATCCAAGAACGGCACGAACCAGTCATATACAGTCTTGTTGGAGTGGCAAGTGGAAGCACAAATCTGGCACATTCCTTTGCGACTCCGTTTTCTAACAGAGCATTATAGAGATTCATAGAATCCTCAAAGTGCCTTGCAATGAGTGCCTGATACTCCTCTTTTTTCTCCTGTGGAATATCATCATTACTATTCTGACGGTTCTTTGTATCCTGACTGCGGAGGTCTGGTACAGGAATCTGAGCATCTAAAAGTTTTGTATCAGCATATCTCTGAGAAAACTCCTGAAATGTAAAGCTCCTATGTCTTAAAATTTGGGCCGCTAATCCCCTCGTCGTCTCGATCTCCAAAGTCATCGAGGACTGTTCAAATACACTCCAATGATTATGTTTAATACAATACTTTAAAAGTCCTGAGTAATTTTCATTTTGCTGATTTGATGGATTTGATACCCTAGCGATATACGCCATCATCTTCTCCGCATCAGGAGTGATACTTACAAATTTAACGTTCATTTAGCAAATCCTTTATAATTTTTTGCACTTGTAGCAGCTAATTCTTCTTTAACTACTTTTAATTGGGTTTTCATATACCGCAACTCTTCATCAGAATAAAGATGATCTTGCTTGAGTAATCTCTCAAGCATCTTTATCAATCTTTTTGCTCTACTAGTTTGAGTAGCCATCGTTATCATCTTTCTTTCATATAATTATAGCATAAAAAAAGGAGGGTATCAACCCTCCTTTATCTCAACTGCAAGGAATTGCCTTACTTCTGATTTTGATACCACGATACATTAAATCGTGATTTCTGTGCTGAGTTGCTTCAGCGAGTACTTTCTTATTGTACTCTTCAGAGTCGTATTCGACTCCACGGTAAGTGACTTTTGCCATTGGCTTTACTCCAAAGTAGTAGGGTTTTTAATCCGTTCCTTTAGTCGGCTTTTGCGTCCCAATCACATTCTTCACTAAAATCCTTGATCATTTGTACAATCTCAGATCTATGCTCAAAAGTAGATTTTATCTTATCGATAAGATCATTCGCCTGATCACAAGTCAAAAAACCTGTAAATGCAGTTGATGTAATAGCAGCGAATAAAATGTTCATGAGATGAACGATCCGTTCCGAGTCGGCTTACTTGCGTCCCCATTTCAGAGGATGAACGTTGTGTTAATACTAACACATTTCAACTATTTAGTCAAGTAATATGTCGTTTTACTACATCGACCCTACAGAGCAAAAAAATACCCCGATTTTTTGTCGGGATATATGGGAAAAAAAGTTTGATTTTGGTTTACCCCTTTCTTTTTTTCTTTTTTGCTCCTGGATTTTGATAACCCCATAAGTTTGGTTTAATAGTACCGTATCCATAATCAATAGATTTTATACCACCTTGTTTAAACTTATCATAATACATATCAAATATATTAATTTTAGATCCCCTAGTTAAATCAATATGCAATTTATCCTCAAACATATATTTGACAATAAAAGCATCTGAAGGAGCATGCTTAACACTTACATCACCCATAGATCCATCTTCAATTATAATCTCACACCCATAATTTGTTTTAGAAGATTCTCTTTCTTTTTTAGACCATATTGGTGGTTTTTTATTAACTAATTTTTCTTCTACTTTTTTGTCATCCACAACTGGTTCCTTAATTTCACTCATGATCTACCACCCCAACTAATATCTGGAAATGCTTGTGAAACTATCTCTTTAGAAATATTATACTTAGATTCTAAATCCTTGTCCTTTACTAAACAAAGAATTTCTGCCTCCAATGGATGCAATCCCTCTAATATATTAATAAACATCGTTTCACGACGAAGACCACTTAATCCACTATTACCACCTTTTATAAAATTATAGAATTTAGTATATTCTTTACGAATTGTAGTTCTTCCTTGATCCTGAGATCCTAAAGAAGTAGATCCCATTTCATTCATTTTACCAACAGCATCATTTATCTTATCAGATAAAGTTCCTGTAGTATTACCATCCTCTTTATTTGTACCATAAGGAACTTCACCTGGAGGAAGTAAAGATATTACAGACTCATCATAATTCCAAATACAAAGTGCTTTGATAGATGGATCAGAATATTTTTGAAGTACCTTAACTTTATTACCCTTACTTCTTTGTTTTGAAGCAGCATCAAAAACTTCATATGCAAAGGGATTTACAGGTAAATCTGGAATAGATTGTGAAATTACTTTTGGTTTCGCTGCTACTTTTGGTTTAGCAGTAACCGCAGTTTTTCTTACTGGTTTTTTAGTTGTTGACGCTTTCTTTCTAGTCGTCGCTGTCGTCTTCTTCGTTGTCATAATTGTTTTCAAATCTGAATGCTACAATTTCATCTGGAACTAAGTTTCCATTAACATCAAACATCTCTGGATGAACTTTGATATCATGATAGTTCATAAAATACTCTCTGGCAACCCAACCACCAATGGCTCCTACTATAAGGAACAATATTGTTAGAAAAGATCCAAATACTAAACTTATTGCTAACATGTCTCGTTCTCCTATTTTAAGTGTGGTAATATGTAATGGTTTGGTTTTCTTTTTTCCTCCAGTTAAGATAAATTCAAACCCACGATTCATATGATAATTTGATTTATTTATATCATCGCTAGGCAATTTTATTTTCTTTAAGGAATTTGACTGTGTCAACACATCCTCCTAATTTTTTACCATCAACGACTACTTGCGGAAAAGTAGACCCATTACCAAATTCACCATAAAAAGAATCTTTATCAAAATGTTCATCTAAATTATACACCACAAACTTACTTTCTGTCAACTGTAATACCTCTTTTACTTTGTCACAATATGGACATCCTTCCTTAGTATAAACGGCAAAGTTCATTATCGTAAAGTTAAAAAATTATTTAGTATCTATTATAACACAAAATCATGCATGTGCGTAGTATATGTACGTACCATTAGTGGCATTTAATGAGGTGTCACTTCTTATATGTTGGAAACCAGCAGTTTCTCCTGATCCGACCATATCAAAATAATCATATCCAGTAGTTTGTGCACCATCACTATTTAAAAAGATAACAATATCTTCTACTCCTGTTCCACCTAATCCTCTATGAGTATCATAAGTTACCCAATGACCAGTACTATCAGTACGCTTTATTATTATTAGTTTTGGTTTAAATCCAAGAGTTATGACTGGACCAGTACTACTGCCGTTGCCAGTATAATAGCCACACTTGCTGATTCCTTCAACACTGGCGAAAAGTATAGCCAAATAGGTATCTCCACTTCCATTAACTGAACTATCTTGATCTATTGTAAAAGCAGTAGAAGTAGGCTTGGACATGAACCTAGCGTTATAGCTAAGATTAATTCCTGCGTCGTTAAGATTTACTTTTAAGATGTCATAATTTGAGCTCCCAAAATTAACACCTACGAGCCAGTTATCAGTAGTACTTCTACGCTTAAGCCAAATCATCTCAGGTTCTTTAGAGAGTGAATGAAATACGGTTCTTGGGTTATTTGAATCTCCTGTATAAGTCACCACATCAAGACCAGCGTGGCGTTTCCACATCCATGATCGATTAGCTGTTTGATCTGCACTATATTCGTGCCAACCATACATGAAGTCCCATCTCCAAGTAGTAGATGAACCTGAAGTGGTTTCAGCCGCAGTGGTATTTAATCTCATATTTTTATCACCTGTTAGCCTTAAACCTGTGTACCAATCCTGTGTTTGTTCTGGTTTTCTTTGGAATGCAAAGTCAACTGGGAAACCAGTTCTGAAAGTTGGATTAGAACTTGACGTACCAGCAATCACATTGAATACATCCGCACCAAGTGTGGGAGGTTTACCAACATATCCATCTGGCCTTCTAACTGCCATAAACACGAACTCAGATCCAACGTGTGAGGTTAAATTTATTCTTACACCTGTAGGATTAAAAGTTAAAACATCTACCTGACTTTCAGTATTGGTATTATGTAGTTCAAGATACTGATCATCACCTCCTGTAGAAACTCCACGCATTGCATCATAGACACCCCAACCACCAGAACTACTAGATTTTTTCCAAAGCCACCATTGAGGTTCCCAACCTAATTCAATATCTAACTGACCACCTGTAGGAACTATAAATGAATCGCACTTAATTACACCTTCTTCTTCACTGGATCCAAATTTAAAACCATCAGGGTCATCGAAGGGGCTATCTACTTCTCCTGTTGGTGTGCCAGAAACAGAAATAGTACTTGGAGCAACTGTCGCACCTGTAGCAGTACTAGCATTACAACATAAAAGAACAGTATTAGTTATATTTGTTAGTACTTTAGTAGGTGGTCTAAATGATTCTGTATAAAGTGCTGTTCCTTTTACTACTCGAAGATTACTAATTTTACCATCTACGAAAGAACCTATGCCACCACCAGATGCTCTTTCACAACCTATATAAAAAGAATTAGCGGTTATACTATTCTGCGAAGCAGAACCCATACTTACTCCATCAACAAACAACTGAACTGTTCCTGAAGATCTTGAGACAGCAATGTGATGCCACTGATTAGACTTAATAGTACCTCCAGAACCAGGTGATTGTACTAAGTAACCTACATGGGAGTAAAGTCCTATTCGTCCACTAGACAGGACAAATACTTCACCAGAAGTGTTATAATTATCCATAGTCCAAAGACAACTATTCTGGTTCAAAGATCCATTACCACCATTAAGTTTAATCCAACATTCAACAGTATAATCAGAAGTTCCTATATTAAAAGTACTGTCAGTGAGATATACAATTTCATTATTTCCATTAAAATCGACACATTTTGCAGTAGACTCTGTACTTTGACCTCCTGCGTATACATAGGCTATATAGTCAACACCATTTCCATTTTGAACTGCATTTCCATTGACAGTAAAATAAGTTGACGTTGGAGTTATCGGCCCTGATGAATTACCAAAATAATCAGTTGTATTATTAAACATCGTACTATCATTTAGTTTTGCATATTTAGTAGGTTCACTTTTATGCCAAACAGTCCAGTTATATCCAGAGTCAATGTTCTTGACAATAACCATACCAGGAATGCTTCCCAATGAATGACTAATTTGCCTAGACGCACTACCATCCCCTGTGTAGGCAACAACATCAAAGAACCCAGGTGCCTTACGCCACGTCCATGAGATAAAATCTTGATTAGATTGAGCTGTATTACCATAATTTCCAGTAGTAAAACCGTTGTTATGAAAACTGCTCATATATCCATTTATACCTGTATCCTCTCCCATCGTATGATTAGAGAAAATAGCTTTAGTTGGTCCTCTTTCAGTGTCAATAATACTATGATACTGACTACTAGTCCTAGATTTTATCCATACCATTCCACCTTCACCATCAGACGCAGTAAATGGTCCATATGATGCTTTGGGATATCCTCCTGTTATTACAATAGGATCAGGTGTAACTGTCCCACTTGTAATAATACTAGAATTACAACATAAAAGTTTTACATTACTTGCAGTTGCACTTTGACTTGTTGTTGTTAATGCTTCTGTAGAAGGTGTAAAGTTACTTGTATAAAGTGATTGATGAGTGATTCTTAAGTTAGAAATCCTACCATTAAAATCGCTTCCCCCACCAGAATTATTAGTAATTCTACCAATAGCAAAAGTAGTAGAACCACCAGATGGAGATCCCGATACTGTTGCTGATTGTTCTAATGTACCATCAACAAAGATTTTTATACCAGTACTACCATCGTAAACAAATGCCAAATGATACCATTGTCCCGTGCTTAAAGTCTTTCCACTATAGACTCTCTGAATACTACCATTCCAATAATAAAAAATAACCTCTCCAGTATCTATAGGACCAAAACTCCAAGTTTCACCTGTACTTGTATGTTTTGTAACACCCACAACATTTGAACCAGTATTAGCACTTCTACCAAATGCATCTGCACGAATCCAATATTCAATAGTAAATGCTTGAGCCCACCAATTTCTTAATACGGCATCACATGTCTGCGTTAAATAATCACCACTTCCATTAAAATCTACACTATTTCCTGCATCAGCGTTACTTAATTTTATCCCATTATTAATTGTTTGAGCTGATCCAGTTCCTTTATATAAAAACATGCTAAACACATCGTCAACATATGTGTAACTAGGACCATCACCAGTACTCCAATATAAGTTTGAAGCACTTCCACCTCCCAAACCTGGAAGAGTAAGCATTGGCTTCTCTTTCTTAAACCAAGAATTATTATTCATTTATAGAAACCTTAAGCGAAGTTAGTAAAGTTACCAAATACTGTGAATGTTGCATTCGCAGTTTTCATTATCGTCATAGAATATACATCAGTTCCACTACCAGTTGCAGCAGAGGGTGCTGTTCCTCCTGCCCATTTTACAGTTATTGTTGATCCATCAACCTTAAATGCTGTCATATAATTAGATGCATTATTATTTGCAGAATACATCGTCATAGTAGTTGTTTCACCAATAGCCATTAAACCATTAAGAGTTGTAGATCCATCTCCTTGTACATTAAATGTCCATGCACCAGCAGCATTAGTTGATCCATACCATACCATTCCGTATGTAAGTACACTGTGGGTATAATTAGATGTTATCCCACCACCAGTATCATTATGGAATTTCTCTGCTAGTACACCAGGACCTATATTTACTCCAGCAGTAAACGTGCATGATTGATTAGGATTAATTGTTAAAGCAGTTGTATAACTAGCACCTGTCCTGAAATGAAGAGCACCAACATTATCAAAATAGAAATTTCCAGTCTGGTTTTTAAGTTCAAAGTTACCTGATTGGTGCTTTATATAAGCTCCGTTTCCAGAGTTAGAACCAAATATTGTTTTCTTACCTTCAGATAAATTTAGGTTTCCTCCAAAAATTAAATCTGCGGCATCTGCTATTAAACTAATACCTGGTATTCTAATGCTGGTTATATTTGCATCACCTAAAGTTATTTCATTAGATGCAGTAGTAGAACTTGCTGCTGCATCGTGGCCGAGTATTAAGTTATTAGATCCTGAGGCTAACGCATCACCAGCATTAGGTCCCATTATAGTATTATCTGAACCAGAACTGAGAAGATGACCACTCTCATGGCCTATGGTTATGTTATGAGTACCAGTATTATATACATTTCCTAATGCATCTGAACCAGATCTATAACCAATACCTATATTATAATTACCTCTTGCGTTTCGTAGAGCCTGATATCCAATACCAATCTTATAATCAGCAGGATTTGAGTAATTACCTCTACAAGCATCATATCCAACACCTATATTATAATCTCCACCAGCATTAGAATATAAAGCCCAATTTCCAATTGCAACAGATCCATTACAATTACTAGAATCTTTTAACGCCCATGCTCCAACAGCAGTATTATCTCCACCAGTAACTTCAGCCATACACATATAGCCAACTCCAGTATTTGAACCTGTCGTTGTTATACGTTCTCCCACTACTGATCCTATGAGAGTATTGGAACCTCCCGTACTGATGTCCTCACCAGATCTATAGCCTATACATGTATTGTCATCTCCAGAACTTATATCAGTACCAGTATCATATCCAAACAGTGTATTATTACTTGCATTATTACCAGTAAAACCATCTCCAGAGTTTGTACCACCTACTGTATTATATTGAGCATCAGAAGTAACACCACCTACAGTGCTTCCATCTGGTAACTTAAATGCTGTTGCAGTAACAATACCAGTTCCACCAAATACAGCATTACCATTAATACCAATAGTTACTGCTATACCTACACCACCATCAGGATTACCTACCTGAAATCCGCTTGTGCTACTACGTGCTATTTTAGCTCCATTAGCATACAATAAACAAGATGAGTCCAATGCCTCAAATCTAGTACCAAGAGAATTATTAGACCAAACATAAGCTCCAGTAGCCTTAAAGAACATACCACCAGAAGCACCATCTATTCTACTACTTCCATCCTTATTATAAATGTTTAATATATTGTTAAACTTCAGTTTACTATCTGACTTATCCCACACCATATTTGTGGTAGCACCATTAAAGGTTGCATCATCATCAACAGTCAATGAATCTAATGAAGTAGAACCATCAACATCTAAATTACCATTAGCATCTATCGCTCCTGCAAATGTAGCAGTTCCACCACTTACATTAATACCATTACGTGCAGTTATAAGTCCTACAGCATCTACATTAGTTACATCTTCATAGGTTAATGTACCTCCTACACTTACATTACCCAAAAAAGTATGGATACCAGTATACATAGCACCTGATGATTGTGCCTGTATCTTTACATTACCACCAGAATCTTTAATTGAAGTTGCATCTATACCAGTTAAGTTTGCACCGCTACCTGCGAATGATGCTGCGGTAATTACACCAGTTACATTAATAGTACCAGCACCAGTTATACCATAACCTACAGGAACTTCAGCACCGTATTGAAGTTGAACAGCACCCGTTCCTGCTTTATTTGAAATTTTATCAGCTCTAATTCTAGACATTAATTTAAGCGAGTACTACTTTATTTTTATTTATGAAAGATTATATATTTGTATAATGCGACTTTATATCTCATATCTTACTTCATAAATCTTACATTTTCTAGTCTTCCCCAACTAGTTGAATTAGTTCTCCAAATAGCAAATGCTTGTGAAGATCCAGACCATGATATAGTGGCAGGAGTGCTACCACCGTTCCACGGAGTACTTCCTATGTATCCATGTTGAATGGCACCTGATGACCCCACCAAATAAGATACATGAATATTTTCATTACCACCATAAGTACTTTGTGAGTTTTCAAATTGAATTCCTGAAAAATTCAATTGCGAACTAAAAATAACTACAAGAATATCAGCAGCTGAATTACCTGAACCATCTAACCACCAAGCTGTTTCCCAACTGTTACCATATAACCAACTACTTGTATTTCGAGGACAAAGTGCAGCCATTGAAGCTGCATGTGTCCTACCAGAATATGCTGTGTTACTATATACTTTTGAAATATTGTTATTCCAATCCTGACTTGTACTAAAAGGAGTATTATTTCCTTGAGTCCCATAACCAATTGGTGAGCCATTATAGGCATATCCAGTAGCAGTGTGGGTTGGACTTGAGCCTCCACTGTTAGTACTCCAAGTAGCTGCTATACTACTACCACCGTTATCAGTAAATGATCCTTGAGCAGGTTGGTTGCCGCCGCCACTGGGAGGCTCTCTAGTAGTAGCCATTAACATTTGTGATATTGCCATAATTAAAACCTCCTATGCTTTAGCAGTGGTAGAGAAGAAGCAAACAGTTGGATGCGTAAATATAACCGTACACATAGCATATTTCTTAACATCTACGTTACCATAATTACCATCATCTCCAGTATTTCGCATCGTCAATCCTGATCCTTGAGTAATAGTTTTATCTGAAGTCGCTGAGTTGATAATAGTAACAACATCTCCAGCAGCAAAAACATTATTTGGAACCGTACATCCATTATCACAAGTAATACATTTACCAGCGTCAGCCGCTACAAGTGTGTAAGAAGACGTTTCATTTCTGGTTGGGACAGATCTTACATTACCTTTGCTGTCTGTAAAGGATGTTGCATATAGTGTTGAACCGTTCCAAGTAAGATCACTCGTTCCAGCAAACACATTAGAATTATTAAATTGAATATGTGTATTTGACCCACCAGGAGAAGTACCAGCAGTGGCCCAAGTTCCATCACCACGTAAGAAATTAGAACTAGAAGCTGAACCTGATCCTAATCTGGCTGTTGCTACTGTACCAGATTGTAATTGAGAAGCGTTTAATGATTGTAAGTTTGAAGCGTTAATTGATGGAAGTGTTCCTGATAACGCACTTGCAGTTAAAGAAGTTAAGTTTGCACCATTACCGTGGAATTGATTAGCATAAACATTTACACCAGACAACGCATCACCAGAACCTACGTTGCCTTGATGGATGATTTTATATTTAACAGCACCCATCGACCAACCACCAACAGATAGGCTATTGGAGTCAGCATCTAATCCAAAATAAAGTGCATAATCTGATCCAGTATGGAACGCCATAAATGCATCATTACCTGTAGCTGAGTTATAAATTTCTATACCACCCATACTACCTGTACCACTAGCCATGTCGTCATGGTTACTAGTAGCGTTTCCACTGAAAGTAATTCTTCCAGTAGAAGTATCAGCCGCATCTGCTCTTATGAAGCATCCATCATCAGCCCAAGTATTATCACCTCTCAAATAAGTAGAAGATGATCTGGTTCCTGAACTACCAAGTCTTGCAGATGCTACTGTCCCAGAAGAAAGATTACTTGCGTTTAAAGAAGTTAAACTTGCACCTGATCCGCTAAATCCTCCATTCGCTGTTACCGTTGCACCAAAAGTCGCATCACCGTTTGAAGCAAGAGTTAAAGCCGTTGTATTTTCATTAACTTTAAAAGTTGAAGTTCCTTTCGACTCAAAGTTTAAATTTCCAGCACTAGATCCGTAAGTTTTTAATTCTAAATTTCCCGTAGTGCATTTGTGCCAACAATTTGATCCATCATGTTTTATAAAATAATCAGTATCTGAACCAAATTGAAGTTGAATATTGTCATTTAATTTTGTATTTCCAGTTAAAGTTCCACCTGCTAAAGGTAATTTGTTTGTTATTGCCGCATTTGAGGATGTTACATAACCAGCACCGTTAGTGATGGCATTGTTGTTCAAGGATATGTTTGCCGAACCATTAAACGATACACCTGCAATAGTTCTTGCTGTTTGTAAAGTTGTAGCAGTAAGAGCGTTACCAGTACAAGATCCAGATGAACCAGATGTATTACCTGTTACGTTACCTGTTAGATTACCTACAAATGGTACAGAATTATTAGCAGTAATTGCACTACTATCAATAGACATATATTGAGTCTCACCTGCAATAAATCTTAATTGGTCACCATTATGATAATAAGCGATTCCACCCTGCTGACCATTATCAGTATCAGTAAAGTATATACCACCAGGATAAGCAGCAGCACATTGGAATGTCATTCCAGCATAATTTCCACTACCATGACCTACAACTAAAGTATTTGCATTAGAATGTGCTGCAGTAGTTGAATTAATATACGTTGTATTATTTGATGAAGAACTACCAAGTGTTGATGCACCAGTTACCGTTAAATTATCAGTAACTTCTACTGTTCCATTAGCAGAATCGAGTATTAGATTTCCAGTAGATGTATCAATCTCATTATCACCACTATAAGCCAGTCTAATATTATTGAAAGTTGATGCTGCAAAGTCACCAAGACCAGAAATGTTTACACCAGCATTAATATCTAAAGCACCAGAAAATGTAGAGACACCAGCAACAACCATTCCACCAGAAGTTACTCTAACTCCACCTCTTGCAGTTACAAGTCCTACAGAATCTATATTAGATACATCTTCATATGTTAATGTACCACCTACACTTACATTACCTGTAAAGGTCGCATCAGCACCACTTATATTACCAGAAGCAGTAATTGCATTTATACCTGTAATATTAGTTGAGTTATCACCAACAATATTTCCATTCGCATTTATATTTCCAGCAGCAGTTACATTACCAGCAGCAGTTATATTACCATCAGAAGTTACATTACCATTAAAAGAAGCATTACCATTATCATAAATTGTCGAACCAGCACCTATAGGAGTATCTCCTCCAAGAACATTTATACCTGCTGCTTCTACTCCTACACTATGAACATTCGTTGATCCTGTTTTAAAATTAGAAGCAGTTGCAATACCAGTAATAACAAGTCCAGTTGATGTTGCCTGAACTTTTGTAGTACCACCAACTTTCAATGATGAGGCATCAATGCCAGTTAAATTACCACCATCCCCACTAAAACTAGTAGCGGTTATAACTCCAGTAGCATTAACTCCATTAGGAAAACTAGGTGCACCTAACCCAGATTTATCCTTAATAGTATTTACATTAATCTGAGACATCGACTTCTATCTTTTTTCTAGTATTTATGCATGTACATTATATAGGTCAAGATATAATTTTTTTCCTTCCCCAATAGTAACAATTCCATCATCAATAACAAGTAAAGATGATTCTACAACAATATTAGCATCTTCAACAACAACAGTATCATCAAGATCTATAGAATGTATTACTCTTGCTACAGATAAATCAAAACTAGAGGATTCTATCTGATTCATTCTCTTGTTGGTCCTTCGCTAACTACTTCATAGAGATCAGCTATGACTTTCTTACCTTCACCAACTGTTACTGTAGATCCATCATCAACTACAATTGTAGATCCTCCTACAACAATATTAGAATCTTCAGCAGCAACAGTATCATCAAGATCTATAGACTGTGTTACTCTACCAATAGAAAGAATAAATGGTGATGCTGTTCCATTAGAATAATTAATTACAGTACCTGCACTAGATCCTCCTCCTCCACCACCAGCAATACTAATATCAACAGTAGTCCCATTAACTGCAAATGTATTACCAGTTCCTACAAAATTAAGTTGAGTAATACCAACTCCTACTTGGGAACTAGCAGATTGAATACCAACTGCTGATACGAATGTAGTGTTTATACCAGCATTTAAACCAACTGGTTCTATTTTTGTGAATGCCATGCTTATATCTACTTAACTTTTATTTATGAAAGATCATATATATCAAGGATAAAATCACCTGCTGCGATTGTTAAATCTACATTATCATTAACTTTTACCTCTTGATATTTAACGTAAGTTAAATCATCACCAGTTACAGGTTCAATCGTAGAATTTGTTTCTACAACACCCACATTTGCTATTGATAAAACATTCTTAAGAAATCCAGTTTCACCTACAGGATTTTCTCCAGATCCTCCACCACCTGCAATACTTACATCAACTGTATTACCATTAGCAGTGATTTGATTTCCAGCACCAACAAAATTAATCTGAGTTATACCCGTTCCTATTTGAGCACTAGCAGATTGAATACCTATTTGTGAAGCACCACTGAATGATGTTGCTGTTGCAACTCCAGAAACATTTAAATTATCTAATTCAGTATGACCATCTACATCTAAATCACCACCTACATTCAAATTCTTAACAATACCAACACCACCGTCTACCTTTAACGCACCAGTGGTGGTGTTAGTTGATTGAGTAGTATCATCAATATCTACATCATTGGCTATGTCAACATAGTTAAATAGTGCATTAGCTCTATGAGAAAATCCTATATTTGTTCCATCAATTGATCCATTATTAATATCAACATTTGCAAAGGTAGAGACACCAGATACATTAAGATTACCAGTACCTGAAATATCAACATTTGCAAAGGTAGAGACACCAGATACATTAAGATTACCAGTACCTGAAATATCAAAACCATTTAGATCTAAATTACCACCTAACTCTGGTGTAGTATCCTCTACAAGATTCTGTATTCCAGCACCAGCAACACTTATGTCTATTGTATTACCAGAAAGATCAAAAGTATTTCCAGCACCAACAAAATTTAATGTTCTTACAGTACCAATACCAAGTCCACCTGATTGAATGGCAACAATAGGATCACTATCAACAATGGTAACAAGACCAGTTCTTCCTTGAAATCCTGTTACACCATAATCCTTACCAGATGGTGCAGCATATCCAACATGTCTAACATTTATTTTAGCCCCAGATGATGGTGCTGCAGTAAAAGTTAAAATATTACCATCAACAGAATAATCATTAGAATTACTTGCACCTATTGGTTGTTTAACAAGACCATCAATAGTTACTAATATAGCACTATTATCTGGAACAGTTTGAGAAAGTGTAAAATCAACTGTTGCACCATCGCCAATAAAATTATCAATTTTATTATCATCTATATCAAAAGTCTTAACCGAATCCGCAATAATACTTCCCCAGAATGTAAATGTTGATTCTGGTGCCTCACTAAAAACAATAATATTACCTGGATTTACAAGAGTAAATCCATTAGGAGGTTCTATTCCAGTATTATAGGGTTGTTGTAGTACACCATTAATAGAAATATTAAGTTGAGTTGCAGCAAGAACATTTGTATGCGTTGTTCCATCATTAAATGTTGCTTTAAATTTTTTATTTACACCATCAAAAGCAGCAGTAACTGAATGATTACCTGAGTTACCTAAACTTGATAAATTTATTGATGTACTAGTTAAAACATCTGCAGCACTTCCTGCTAATTTAATTCTATCGTTTCCATCTTTTATAATATAATATGCACTAGTATCTGCAAGTCCCCCAATATTATTACCTGCACCTTTACTATAAGTAATTCTCTGACCACTAACAAATCTATGTGAAGGTATCTCGATACTATCATTAGCAATATCAACTATTAATGATGAAGATCCATCAAAAGTAGCAGTATAAGACTTTATATCATCAAGAACTTTAAAGTTACTTGTTGAATTACCTAGATAATGATCATTGCCGATATATGGCATTTATTTAAAGACTATAGTTATTGTTATTTATATTTAATCTCGGTTTCTTAAATCCAAGGCAATGCTTTATCTTCAGTTGTACGAGGACTATCCTGTGCAATCAAGTCATTAATTCTAACTATATTCTTTGCCTTAACCTTAGAAGTAGAAATACCTGCAGAAATCCAACCTTTAACAGTACTTTCAGTTAAATCTTCATATGCCACAAATCCAGAAGTAGAAGTAGTAATCCCAGATGTTGATACTAGGAAAGATTCATCACCCTCCCATTTATATTTTGAAGCATTAGAATCATCACTAGATAATATGTTAACTACCACCTTTCCAACAATATTATCATTATTGGCAGTAAGAACTTCCATTAATGTAATAGTTTCTGTATGTGTTATAGCCATAATTGTATCAATCTATAAATTTATTTATTATAAGATGATCATCTATTATAACATAATCCAATATTTTAACAGCATCAGATATTGTAGATAGTATAGGTTTACCTCTAGTATTGAATGATGTATTCAATAACACATTTGTATCAGAGATCTTACCAAACTCAGTAAGTAACTCATAGAAATGTGAATGAGATTCTTCTGTCACAGTCTGAAGTCTTGCAGTACCATCTACGTGTGTAATGGATGGAAGAGTATCTACTTTAACCTTGACGGCAAAACTCATATACTCCATGTTCTCAAAGTCTCTCGACTCAAAGTACTTATGTGCATCTTCCTTCTTACAGAAAGGTGCAAAAGGTCTGTATGATTCCCTATGTTTGACTTTAGAGTTTAATATATCCTTCATCTCAGGAATACTAGGATCACATACAATAGAACGATTTCCTAATGCACGAGGACCAACTTCAGAATCCCCATAAATTAGTCCTATTATATTACCATCTTTTATTAATTTTGCAATATCTTTCTTAGTAACCTTCTTAGTATTATAATCCTTTAACTTATCTCTATCAAGTAATGGCAATCCATTATAAGTAACATTCACTCTTTCTTTTGGTTTCTGATAACAGAACATATGTCCCAATGACAATCCACCATCGTGAGGATTTGGTGGAACATACACTTCTCTCTTATACCTATCCTTTATCTTCTCATTAATTAAAACATTCAATGCACATCCACCAGTAACTACCAGTGGTATCTGAGTATCATACTTATCCAATTCTTCAAATAATATATCCTCAAAGGTTTTCTGTATTGTTGATGCAACATTCTCACCAGCAGTTTTTTGAAAATAACTACCACCTTTTATCATATCTGATATCTTCCCATCTTTTTCTATAAAAAACTGACGAAAATGTGGTAACATTTCTTCCCTTACAGTTCCATATCCAGCAAGTCCCATTAACTTACCAGGATAAGATCTTCTAGTTTTACTTCTTTCTGTAATCTGTTTAATTAAAGATGCACTTCTCCAATAACCCATACCCATATTAATTGAAATCTTATTCAATAAAACAATACCATTAGAATCTCCTGAATAGAAATTAAAGTATTCACCTTCTCCACCACCATCATAAGATAATATCAAAGCTTCCTTATATGGTGACTGATAAAAGGCAGAGTATGCGTGTGTGTAATGATGATTAGTAAGTGTTAGATACTTATCAGACTTAAAGACACTTTCAATTAATGACTTAGGTTTCTCCCATTGACCATTGATTAGAACACATTCATAATTATTCTCTATGCCCCAAAATTTAATAGCAATATCTTGACACTCTTTTAGTATTTCAAAAATCTCTTCATCTTTTAAATATACATCAGCAGTATAAAGTCCAATATATCTTTTCTTTACTAGTCTTTCAATTTCAATGATATGATAATCTCCATTAAAAAATGTAATATTTGCATCATGTCCACCAAATATACTAACTATGTTTTGCATTATTAATCAACTTAGTTACATAATCAGTTCTTAAATTGGAAGATGATCCTTCTTTACCTGCTAACAGTTTTTCAAGTTCAATAAAAGTGTTAAAATCCAATGTCACATTACAATATACCCTAAATCCAATACTTAATCTATCACACTCACTACCAACACAATGCCAAAGATGTGGTGGTCTATCAGGTATATTAAATTGTCTTACAGTGAGTCCTTTATCATCATAATCTGTAATAATCTCATCCTTTTCATAATCATAATATCTAAAAAATGATTTCTTATCTTCACTTGCCCAAGTGATATAAAATCTTTCACAAGGAGCATCACAATTAGTATGCCATCCCATAAATCCTGTTGGTGGATAATAAAATTGACCACTTACAACAATTTCACCCTTGTACTTATCTTTTATCATCTTTCTTATCTTTCCAATATCATTAGATAATCTTTGCCCTCCTACATCTCCTTCTACATGATTCAGATTTCTAGTTCTACCTTTATCTAATGAATGTTTTCGACTATAGACTTTCATTAAAGAATCTCTACCTATTTCATCCTTCCATTCAGGGATCGTTTTAACAGTTTTTTTAACATCATTCTGCCACATTAGATGTGCCTTAATATCCTTATAATTTCTTTCTAATAAACGACAGAACTCTTTATTCATATCATCACTGAAGGGATTTCTAATAACTCTCATAATAAAAATTTAAATTTAAATACTATCCACCAAGTTCTAATATAATTATAGCACCACCTTGACCAGCAGTATGTCCCACACTACATCCACCATCATCTCCAAAATCATCGTCAGTATGCCTAGAACCTATACCACCTTGTCCATATTTACCCCAGAAAGGAGCAGCAGTAGCAGTAGCAGTTCCTCCTGCTGCTCCAGGTAGATCACCCGATCCACCCGATCCACCAGAACCATTACCATAAGCACTTCCTGATCCACCGCCTCCTCCACCTGCAGTACTTCCACCAAAGCTAGTATTTCCACCACTACTACCATTCTGAATGGTATCATCACAACTACCACCAGAACTGTTAATTGCTCCACCACTACCAACAGAATATGAGATATTAGTTGCTCCACTTGTGTTCTGTGTATGGAATTTTACACCACCAGAACCACCAGAACCACCTGCACCCTGTACTGCACCATCATCATAATCAGCAGCTTGGTAACGAGAATTTCCTCCTCCTCCACCACCACCGACCATAACGGCTACAACAGTTTTACACCAAGATTGAGTGGTATGTGTACCAGATCCTGATGTCCTAACAGTAATCTTACTATTTCCTGCTGTAGCACCTGGAGGTCCAGGATTTCCTTGGTTTCCTTGATTACCCTGATTACCTGGAGTTCCTGGATTACCTTGGTTACCCTGATTTCCTTGATTACCATCATTACCATCATTACCATCATTACCAGGATTACCTTGATTGCCAGGATTTCCTGGAGTTCCTGGATTACCTTGGTTACCCTGATTTCCCTGATTTCCTTGATTACCATCATTACCAGGAGTACCATCATTACCATCATTACCAGGAGTGCCAGGAGTACCAGCATT